ATTGCGCTAAATAAATATATAACACATGAATACTTTTAAAGAACTTTTAAAGGAACAATTTAAAGACTTGAGTGAAGAGTCTTTAGAAACAGTCCATAAAGCATTTGAATCTGCTGTTGAGGATCGTGCAAAACTTATTGCAGAATCCAACAACATAAAGAAAGAAGAAGAATTTAATACTAAGATAGAAGAGTTCAAAAATGAAATTGATGCAGACCATACTGACAAATTAGAAAAGTTGGTAGAAGCAATCGATCAAGATCACGCTTTCAAGTTCGAAGCATCATTAGCTAAGATTGATGAGAAACATGCTTCAATGTTAGAAGAAGCAATTCAATCTATCGACGAAGATCATGCAGAGAAAATGAAAACTGTTGTCGAACATATCGATGAACAGCACACAATCGCATTACAAAAAGTAGTTGAAGCAATCGATCAAGACCACAGCGGAAAATTCCAACAGGCTATTGAAGCAATTGACGAAAAACACACTGCAATGTTAGAGACAGTGATTGAAAAATATGAAACCCTCTTGAAAGAAGAGGCAACAGCACATAAAGAAGGTATGATTAATGACATTTCCGATTATTTGGATGTCTATCTCGAAAAACATATACCTACTACACAAATTTCTGAAGCCGTAGATAATATCAAATCTAAGAGAACACTAGATCAAATTCGTGATTTAGTTTCTATTAGTGAAGAGTATATCGATAATGAAGTTAAAGAAGCTTTATTAGACGGTAAGAAAACAATTGATTCCCTTAAAAAGGAATTAAATGAAGCAATGAAAGCAAAAGTCGAACTCAACAAAAAATTGAACCAAACTGAATCTGCTTACTTGCTTGAGCAAAAAACACAAAAGTTAGCAAGTGCCACAAAAGCACATGTTAACAAACTGCTAAAGAACAAATCACCTGAGTTTATTCAGGAGAATTTTCAATACGTAGTTGAGATGTTCGAAAAGGATATCGCTGATAAAGACGAGGATGTGAAAGAAAGTGTGCTAAATCGAAGGATTGTAGAATCCATTGATCGCCCCGAAATCACAGACGAGGCTCCAGCTATTGTATCCAATCCTACAAGACAATCATTGTCACCTGTAGGCGGATATCTGAACGAGATGCAACGAAAGGATAGTAGTAAGCTCAGACTTACTCGCTAATCGCAGCACTCACAAGGTCGAAAACTCTAAATTAAAAAAAGGAGACACAAATTAAAATAAAACTATGGAAAATCTATTACACATTGACAAAGTAAAGGCTGAACAATTAGTCGAAAAGTGGAGTCCAGTATTGGATTACACTTCAGACAAAGTTCGCTCTATTACAGACGATCATACGAGATTAAACACCGCTATCTTGCTTGAAAACCAAGAGAGATGGTGTTTCGAAGCTAGCAACACTGGTGGCAGTGGTGGCGTTTTTGGAACCTTCGGCAGTCCTCAAGGCACAGCCGATCAGTTCTCAAGCGATACCTATGCGAAAGGTGATGCTAGGTTGCCTAAAGTCCTTATTCCAATGATTCGTAGAACGTTCCCTGAACTCATCACAAATGAGATCGTGGGAGTTCAGCCGATGACTGGCCCTGTTGGGTTGGCATTTGCTTTACGTTACAAATACGAATCTTCACCACTAGGCTATAACAATGGCTCCGTGGATGGAAACTTGACCAACTCTTCAGTTGGCCCTGAACAGGCTTATAGCGCAAACACTGAGTTGGGTTACAACTACTTGAATACAGCTTTCACTGGAACATCCAGTGCTAAGTTATCAGGTGATGCGACTTATTTCAGCAATCTCGTTGAAGATAGTGGTGTAGCTCGTCTATTGAGCCAGTTTGAATTAACTTCAAACATACCTCAAATGACAATATCTTTCGAGAAAACTGCTGTTGAAGCAGGAACTCGTAGATTGGCTGCTCGCTGGTCTGTTGAGCTTGAACAGGACTTGAAAAACATGAATGGTATCGATATCGATAGCGAATTGACAAACGCAATGTCCTACGAAATCCAAGCGGAAATCGACAGAGAAATGATCATGAGAATGATTCAAGTCTGTTTGAACGCTGGATCAAATGTTGGCTATTCTATCTGGAATGCCGCATCTGCTGACGGACGTTGGAGCGGAGAACGCGCAAGGGACTTCTACAACAGAATTGTTGTAGAAGCAAACCGTGTTGCGATTCGTAACCGCCGTGGTGCAGCTAATTTCATTATTGCTACACCTCGTATCTGCGCTATACTCGAAACCTTGCAGAACTTCACTTGGCAGCCAATCACTGGCAGCGTTAACACAACGCCAGTAGGAATTGCTAAAGTGGGTTCAGTTGGCGGAAGATTCCAGATTTATCGTGATACAAGAACTGAAGCTCAAATTAATGGTTCTGGAGCACCTTACGGTGCTGCTGGACAAGGTGCTCGCGCAGGTTATACTCGCAGTGCTATTGATTACGCTTTATTGGGCTATAAAGGCCCAGAGTATTACGACACTGGATTGGTTTATTGTCCTTACATCCCTGTGATGGTGCAGCGCACTATCGGGCCTAATGATTTCTCACCTCGCGTGGGACTCATGACCCGTTATGGCGTTGTTGATCACATATTTGGTGCGAATCTTTATTATCACTTGGTTATATGCCAAGGGTTAGGAACAGCGTTCACACCGGGTGCTCAGGCGATATACCTCTAAGGTCTATCAAGTCAAGCTAAACGCTTACAAACAAATTATTGCACTGGAAAGGACATCGAAAGGTGTCCTTTCCTTTTTGTTTTCATATTGACAGTTCGTGAAATATGTATAATTATAGTAAACACCAATGAATTGCTCAACTGAAATCACTAGAAAAAGAGGACACTATAGTTACAATATGACTGAAAACATATCTTCAGTCTTTAGTGTTACCTTTGATTCTATATATCTAAAAAATAAAATAAATGAAATAGGAGGTTCATCATTTCTAAGGAATAGAAATTATATGGATCACGTAAAATACTTTCTATCTCAAAGAAATTTCGATTTCACTAAAATGTGTGGAGGAGAAGCAATATACATATTCAAAAACGAGTTAACAGAATATCCTAAATGTGAATGTGGGGAAACATTAAAATATAATAAACCTAGATGCAGTTTTAACGCTTTTTGTTCTTGTAAATGCCCTAAAAAGAACCAAAAAGCAACAGATAAAAGAAAATCCACATGCATCGAAAAATATGGAACAGAAAACGTATTCCAATCTGAAAAAATCAAACAGAAAATGGAAGAAACTCATATGTATCGTTATGGTAAGAAGCATTACAATCAAACCGAAGAATATAAAGAACGTTTAAAGAGCGGAAACATAATTCAAAACTCGAACAGAGAATTAGCAAGAAAGAACAAACTACAATCAGCCTTTGACTCATATAAAAGATTTGAGGATTTAACTGTTCCAGCATTTACTTTCGAAGATTTCAATGGTGGTGGGCCAAGTAAGCATTATAAATGGTTATGTAAGAGATGTAACAACTATTACTACAACTATTATAATAGACAATTGACACATTGGCCAAAATGCTTTAAGTGCGACATGCAATTTTCAGATATTGAACGTCCAATAGCAGAACTGTTGGAAAAAAACGAAATAGAATTTAAAGCTAGAGACAGAAAAACGTTAGATGATTATTACGAGATAGATTTTCTTTTACCTAAGCACAACATAGGAATAGAAATTAACGGTTTATATTTCCATAGCGAGAAAAACCATAGAGATGAAAAATACCACATCAAAAAAACTGAAGAATGTGCTAAAAAGAACATCAGATTAATACAAATATTCGCTGATGAGATATATCATAAAAAGAAATTGGTAATATCTCGTATAAAACACATTCTAAAGCTTGTAAAGAGGCGTATATATGCTCGTAAATGCGAGATAAGGGAAATAACAAAAAACACATCCTCCCAATTTCTAAATAAATATCATATACAAGGAAGTGATAAATCTCAAATCAAGTTAGGAGCATATTATAACAATAGATTGGTTGCCGTTATGACGTTTTGTAAATTGAGAAAGGCACTTGGATACAATAAATCTATTGAAGACACTTGGGAACTCAGTAGATTCTGCACAGTTTTCAACTTCAACATAACTGGAATTGCAAGCAAGCTTTTAAAGCACTTTGAAACCAATTACAAACCAAAGGAAATCATATCGTATGCTGATCGCAGATGGGCTAAATTGGAAGGAGATACAGTTTACGATAAGATAGGTTTCGAACTAGTTAAAACTACGAAACCCAACTATTATTACACTAAAGACTACATCAACAGGTTACACAGATTCAATTTCCAAAAGCATTTATTGAAAGATAAGCTAGAAACGTTTGATGAATCATTAACGGAGAAGCAGAATATGATTAACAACGGGTTCTTCAGGATATGGGACTGTGGAAACTATAAATTCGTTAAGAAAATTAATAATAGTTCTTTATAAACTTACAATGTCCACAATCCCAAATTCTGTGATATCCATTATTGTTCATATTATCCTTCTCTGAAAGATTCGAATCGAAATTAGAGAGTTTTTCTGATAATAAATGCTTTTGGAAATTGAATCTGTGGTATCTCCTATCGTTTTTAACATACCAATAATTGGGTTCAGTAAATTTATCGAATATGAAACCAATTTTACTATAAAGATTTCCGTTTGACCATCTTCTATCAGCATAAGAAATCACAGTTTTTGGATTATAAGTGTTTTCGAAATGTTTCAACAATTTACCTGCTCCACCTACAACGTTGAAATTGAAAATACTGCAATATCTACTTAACTCCCATACATTTTCTTTAGTTTCTTTATACCCCAAAGAACTTCTTAGAGAGGAAAATGTCATAACAGATACCAATCGACTTTTGTAAAACAATCCTAGACTTATTTTACATTTGTCATTGCCTTGTATGTGATATTTGGCCAGAAATTTACCTTTTAACTTGGGAGATATTGGTTCAATCACACATTTACGAGCATATACATTTCTATGTATTTTTCCGAAGATGTGTTTTAATCTAGCTTTGCATATTTCAGGCTTCTCGACTAATTCATCCTCGAAAATGTGAATAATCCGAACATCTTTGTCTGAACATTTTTCTGTTTTATTTAGGTGATATGTTTTATTTTTCCCGTATTGTTTGGTGTGCCAATATATTCCATTAACTTCAATAGCAGTTTTAATATCAGGAATGTAAATATCTAATTCTAAAGGTTGTATAATTTGTCTATCGTTTTCAACTAGATTTGGATAAAACTTCTTACAGAATGTTAAAATTTCCGATTCCAAAATTGATTTTGAAGCATTAGGATTACAATTAAAGCATCTAACATCTTTCCCATCGTCTAAGTTGCTATGAATTGTATTACCACAAGTTAAACATTCAAACGGATATACAACATTAACTCCTTTATATTGTTCTTTAGTGAATAAAGGTTTAACGTTTGATAATCTATCTGACATTATTTTACCGTCGAAGAAATTGTTTAAAAATGATTGAGTTCGTTGTTCCAAATTTTCTTTCTGGTATTTTATCGCATGTTCACTTATTTTATCTTTAACGTTTTGCAATTTTGATGGATTATCTACACCATATTTCTCAATCCAAATAGGGACTATAAAATCTCTATCGAATGGAGTTTCGCACCCATGATTTTTAAGCATGGTTTCTTTTTTCTTGGCTTTAACATCTTCTATTTGTGATATATTAGCAACTCCATAATTTTTCATCACAGATTTCTCTTTATTCGCTTTAACTTCGTCTGATCTATTAGAATGTCCTTGCAAATATTTAGTTTTGATAGGATTTTTTAATGGTAAGCCACATCCACACAAGCATTTAACGGATTCCTTAATATTATTTTGAAAATACCACCATCTAATTTTAAAGGATATAGATTCTCCCAAAAAATTAGTGGTTTCTATGATGTTTTTATAAATTTTATGTAATTTACACTTAGGATTTTTAGAGTTTACTATCTGGTTAAAGCTGTATTCCATGCATATAATTATACACCCCAATCATAGTATGTCAACCCCTTAAAAAGTTATTGAAAAGGTTTTTTATATCATCCATACAATCATACTTTCTAACAAACCCCAAGAAAATATTGTCTTTCATAACTGCTCTTATAAATTTGACTAGATTATCTCTTATATATAGTCTATTTGACATATCATTTAATATACTCTTAACCCTATCTATAATATCCCCTTTTGTTTTACAGTTTTCAAATTTTAAATCGATTGGAATCTCTAATTTTATATCATACCAAGGAGTTTCGAGTAATATCTGATTTATTTTTTCATCGAATCTGGTCATATGTCAACAATATTTATCAAAAATAGATAAATAATTATATATTATGGCAAACACAATCAATAAATACTCATCTTTATCTAGCACTGCAACTGTTGCTAGTTTAACAGCAAACTACGGAAATGGAGTTGCATTGGTATCTGCAACTTCAAATGTTGTAGCTGCTGAATATAACTTAACGACTAACGCTTTAAGTGTTGTTCGATATTTACAGAGCGTTTCATTATCCACCACGGCATATAAAGCATTATCCACCTATACATTCGCAAATACTGCTGGAACAGGACTTTCTTCTGGTGCAGGAACACTCATTGTTGATAGAAGTTATGTTGGAAGCACTATAAATCTTAGAGTTACTGACCGAACAGGTTTCTTAACGACTATTGGTTCAACAGTGGCATTAACATTAACTGCAAATGGAAGAGAAGGTTGGGGAACTGAGAACATGAGGTTGAGGAATCTAGGATATATCTAAGATAATATCAAATAAAAAATTAAGAAGAGCCTATAATGTCAAAGTTATAGGTTTTTCTTTATTTTTCGTTTTATTGTGATAAATAATTGGAAATGTCTACCTGTAATTACACTGCACAAATTTTAGATACTGATTGTATTGGAGATTCGAGAGTTGTTATAAATAATAATTTCTCTTCTCTTGATACAACTGTTTGCAACCAACAGACATCAATTACATCCTTACAAAACCAAATCAATTCTTTGAGTGCTGCAATGGCATCTCCTAAATCTGTAGCAAAGGCTTGGTTAAATTTCAACGGCAAAACTTTAACTGTTAATGCTCAATATAACATTGCCTCTGTCATTAGAATTCCCGGAAAGAGTCAGGGAGGATATAGAGTTACATTTACAAACAATTTAACAGATTCTAATTACGTCTTAGTTGGTAATCCTAGTGACACGAATACAACTCAAGTAAATGCTGAAACTTGGGTGATATATACGAACACTTCTATGCCTAGAACTCAATCCACTTTTGATTTTTATGTTGTATATAACAGTAAAATTTCTACAGGTGGATTAGAAGATGCAGATGTAATATCTTTAGCGATATTCGGAAATTAATATATGAGCACATGTAATTACACAACGCAAATATCAGGGTCAGAATGTATTGGAGATTCATTAACTAAAATAAACACCAATTTTTCTAATTTGGATGAAAGTTTATGCACTTTAAACACCAATTTTATAAATTTAACGTCTACTATCCCTTCAACAACGTTTAAAAACAAATTTTTTAGAGCTACAGAAATATATCCTACTACATATACTAACACAGATTTAAAATTGACTCAGCTTTATGATAATACATACAATGTAACAGCTAACGGAACTGTTTTGAGTGATATTTCAGCAACTAACATCTGGAGAAATTTAAATAATGTCCAGCACTCTTATTCTTTTGCGTCTTTAAGTTCTGTTACAGTGTCTTCTGTTGATGCTCAGAAAAATACCAAATATGTTTTATTATCTTCAGGGACTTATCACATACAAGCTGCTAGTTCTTTACAATATTCAAACTCTCACTGTTTAAATTTATTAAAATTTAACCCTTTGAGTGGTAATTACACTTCAATTGCTGAAGGGTCTTTAGTATATAGTGATAATAGTATTACAAGTGGTGTTAGTGGTGGGCCTTCAACATCTTTTGTTGAAGGGAGATTCACATTCACAGAAGCTACAGGGGTTATATTATTTGATGTTATATCTTCCCCATATACAACACAGGTGGGGGCGTTAGGATTCACTAATGGTGCTGGTGGAGTTCCTAGTTGGCTTACAAGTTACATGCCAAACAATGTAACTTCTTGGATTAATATATATTGCCTAGATTAAACCATAGATTAAATATATACAATCTATGATGTATGGCTCTTATCCATTAAACAATGCTTCGAACGATATAAACGTTTTAAGAAGTTTGGTACAAACACGTTGCGGCGAAGACAAGGAAATAGTGTCGAAATATCTTTTTGGGACATCAACAGTTCCATTATCAACAGATACAAAAAGAGCGAGTGATTTATCATCCAATAAAAAAACAGATGCTAGTAATTCGATAACACCAAGGGAATATTCAAAAATAAAAGAGAAATACGCCGCTTTTACACAAATAGCTGCTCAAAACCATGCACCTGATACTAAACAGACAGAACTTACAAATAACGATTTAACTTCTAAAGATAATACTGCTAAACTTTCCGCTCAAACACATAAAACAACCAATCTACAAGACTATATTAAACCTGTTTCAGCATTTGTAGGGTCTACTTTAGGAAATTTAACTGGTGTGATGAATGGAATCAGTTCAGGTATTCCAAATACAATAGCAACATTTTTAAATAAAACAGATGAAAAGGCCAATCAAATTTTAAATGGTGCATATACAGCATTAAAATTGGAAGAAGTTGGCAAAATAGCCACTTCTGTCCTCGGATGTGCAGAAACCCTAGTCAACACAGTAAAAGAGGCAGGAACGCTCTTAAATGACGTTTATGACGGTGCTATAGAAGCAATGCAAAAGGTTAATGAGATAAAGGTGATGCTTATAACACAAGTAGAACAAACTGCAATCGCTGCCTTGGATAGTATTATACCATTAGACAGTATCTCAAGTTTCGTTGATGCTGCAAACACTTTATCCGACACTTTTAGCATAGCATCTATTAATATATCAGAATTGGAAGGAGTATCCGATGTTTTATCTGAATATACTTCATCCCTTAACCAATTTACTGATATTTTAAACAATCCTACTGAAGCATTATCTGAATACTCCAATGGAAAGGTTAAACTGGCTGTAGATGAAATTAGAACGTTTGATGCTTCCGAAGCTTTAAACAGTTTAATCCCTCCACAAGTGCAAAAAGTTTTAGATGCAGTATCTACCATATCTACTATAGGAATAGGAGGAAATAATGGAGGTGGATTATTTTCTTTGATGTCATCATCTTTAAAAAATAAAGTTTCTGACAGTGCATGTAAAAACCATCCAGAACAACTCAAAATGTTAACGTCTTTATATGAAACCAGTGAATCTACTCAGGCAAATAGATACTTTATTAAGTATAACAGATCGAATTACCCAACAAATGTCACATTAGGAACAGAAATACAAAGAAATCCTGATTATAAACCAACCCCATTATTGCAGGAGAAATAAAATGAAAGAATATTACGGAAATTATTTAGGAATAGTTATATCCAAGCAAGACCCTGAAGCTAGAGGCAGGGTTAAAGTATATATTCCTCATATAATGCCAGTTCTAAACGCAACATTATTGAATTTATTCGGAGTTAAAAGCGAAGAAGTAATTTCCTTTAATTCTGTAGGTGGAAATCTTGCAGGAGGAATACCACCAGAAGCCAGAGAATATTTAGAAAAGATATTACCGTTTTCTGAACCTGCTTCGCCACTTATAGGAAATTCTGCGCCGGGAATTTTGGATCAACTAGGAAATTATATACAGAAAGCTCTTGGTGGTGGTGATTACGATAAAAATGCTGTAGGAACTGGAAATATTGGAGTGGTGGCACAACCTGCTAAAAATGGTGTATCATCATCACACCCATTAAACGGAAGAATGGACACAAATGATCCATCTCAACTAGTTCCTATTGGTGGAGGACATTATTTAAATCCTTATGTTGCTGAAAAATGGAATCAGTTGAAGGCTGCTTGCACCAATGCTGGTTTTACAGTAGGTATTACAGATTCGTATAGAACATATGCAACTCAAGTAAGATTGAGAGAGGAAAAAGGAGAAATAGCTGCAATTCCCGGACGTTCAAATCATGGCGTAGGTAAAGCTTTAGACCTTAGTTGGAAGTCTTATGATGATTATGTAAAATTTACAAGTTTGGCTAAATCTTATGGGTTCAGTCAAATTCCTAAATGGCTTGCTGGACGAGAATATATACCTTATGGGAATAGTGAGTATTGGCATTGGGAGATTCCAAGTGCTCCAATGGGTGCTGGTGCTCAAGTAAGTTCAACATCACCAGTAGAAAGTAATAATGTTGTTGCTGCTGCTCCTTCCGCCAATACAACTTCACCACAATCACCCTCTACGACTTCGAACGCTCCCTATAATCCCAACAACAGTCCGTTTATCAATGATGGGAGGTTATATGACGCGAACGGAAATCCTACCACGATCAGTATCTCGCCAGATAAACCTACTCAATCTGCTGCTTCACAGCAATCACCATCTACGACTTCAACTCCAGTAGGTGATAACAATTCAAACACTACATCAGAAGCTCCTTGGAATAATGTGAGGGCCACGGATTTTGCTGATGCTACTGATATTGCAAATTTTAAAGCGTGTAAAGCTCTAGGAAAAACCGATAGTGAATGTTTCAAAACTGGAGATAACGGAATTGGCGCATGGGGGACTCCTACATCATCAAATATTCCAATGTGTGCTCTTCCTAAGAAAGATTGGCAACATTTAGCAAACCCTAATGGAACTTTAGTAGAAGTTCAAGCTAATGGGAAAACGGTTATTTGTGAATTGCGAGATTCAGGGCCATCAGCATCGACCGGTGCTGGACTAGATTTAAATCCGGGAGCGGTTGCAGCATTAGGTTTAACGCATCCTGTATCAGTTTCAGCAAGGTGGAGATTTAGCGATGGATCAGTCTCAGCACCAGCAGGACAAGTGATAACAACAACAAATAACGTTCCATCCACCTATGATACAACTAATGTAGCTAAAGGAGTGTTCTCAGTCCCTTCCGAAGGAGCATTATTATGGTGTTTCTTTAGAGAGGGCAATCCATTATTCCCTGTTTATTTTGCAGCAGCATATAGAAGTTCTGAGTGGAGCAGTATACATAAGTCTGCAAGTCCCGGATTTGGAAACGATCCAGAATTAATGGGGGAGAGTGCCGTAAATAAAACAACTATGCTACCTAATAAGGGTGGAGGGTTGATAGCTGTCGAAGGTGCTGGAGTGCATGAAGTATCTTTAGTATCATATGCTGGAAGTCATATAAAATTCAACGAAAATCACACCATGTTATATGCTGCTGATGAATATCACTCTCATGCTGATGGAAATATTTTCGATGTTGGATTATCTAATAGAGAGACACACACAAAAGGCATATCTAATACTGTAATAGACGGAGATTGTTACATAAAGGTTGGAAATGTAACTGATTCAAACGTTCACAAAACAATTAACGAAATAGAAAAACTTATCGGAGAAATAAACGACGAAATGTTGAAAAAATAATATGAGCGAAAAAACTATAAAATGTCCAAGTTGCAGTGGTGATATATTAGCAAACAAAAAAGAAAAATCTTTCTTAGAGATGGGGAAAGGAGTAGTAGAATCTGCCGTATTAATGTTAAAATCTCTGGTTTCTACACCTACTAAATCAGAAACCATCAGCAGAAAATCTATTTATGAAGGTAGTTGTCCTGATTGTGGAGGAAAAGGAACGTTCCCCGATACATCAGACACTAGCAAGCAACAGAAAAATGCGGTTAAGGTGGCTGAAAAAAACAGTGACGCAATTTTAGCAGCAGAAGCTAAATTAGACACTGGTGGATATACAAATTCTAGACATGTATCAGTTTTAGGAAATCAAGTTGTTGAAATAGGTGTAGGATTCAACAAACTTAAATCATATTCAGTAGTTGAAGGAGGAAAACCAGTAAAAGCAAAAACGAACATTGGAAAACGTGGGACAACTGGAGGAACTGCTACAACAAATCAAATAAATGGGACTAATCCTTTGTCTACACCCGGCGGACAATATTATATAAAATGCAGTAACAAATTTACACTGTTAGCTGGTGCTCAAGGAATAGAATTAAACACTTCAGGAAATTTAAATATCGTAGGAGGCATCACAAAAATAACTGGTGCTGAAATGAATATAGGTTCTAGCATAGGAACTACAACAATAGAAGGAAACCATTTAAAATTAACTGGAAAGACGATAGAATTAACACCAGCTAATGGAAGTTCTACTGGACAAGTTCAAGTTAATGCTACTTTAGGAGTAGATGGAAACATGGTTGTTAGTGGAGGAGCACATATTGACGGTGAATTACATTTCATTTCTGCCACTACGACCAAACTAGACCCTAAACCAACAAGTTTAGGTGCATTACCTTTTAAAACTACAGGAAAGGCTCAATGGGGTTCTACAACAGGAGATGCACAGAAAGCGTCTATGCAAGATTTACAGAACAATATACAAACATTTACTAATGATCCCGGCGGATTTTTACAAACGCCTAGAGGAGTAAATGCATTCACAGAAAGAATGGAACACATCGCATATACAAATATTCCAATGGAAACATCGCAAACAGGTTGGGCTATTGGTGTGGATTCTAGCGGAGATACACATATGCTACAAGTGTATAATTTCCCTCATAACCATACAATGCCTGATAATGCCCATCAGCACACTGTTGATATGCCAAATATAAAATTGTTAGACGATGATACTCAAGTCAGAGATCAGGCGGCAGATTGTCAAAAACCTCAACCTGTCCCAACTGTAAATGGAGGCCAATCAGTTACTTCAAATTTCGCTAAAAGCATGATGAGCTAATTAAAAATTCTCAAGAATTCATATAGTATTTTTTTACTATGTTCTCCAGTTTTCGTCTCGTCTTGTAATTCATCCTTTGGAATATTTTTAATCATTTGCAGAAGGTTTATATAATCTTTCTGTTTGGATTTATCATATTCTCCATTGCCATCTAAAAACGGTAATTTATTGATATGTGAAACTGTTACATCGTTTGATATTCCATTGAATACATTATTTTGAAGCTTACCTTTAGATGCTTTCAACTTTGGTATGATAGTAGCAATATCAAAATCTGGTGGTATACTAATTGAATCAATAGAAGGGAAAACATAATCTTTCCCAAAGAACTCCTCTATTGTTTTGTCCCAAGGATGTATATTTTTCTCTTCTAGTTCGGATATTTTTATCTCTATAGCACTTAAAGAATTCATCAAATTATTTAATGCTTATATATGAATTATCCACTAGGAAACATAGAACTTGATGGAGTAGGTTTCCACTCGACTGAAGTATTGTTTTTCCTAGTATCATGTTGATGACCATTACCATTACCACCCAAGTTTTTAGAAGCTTCTATTTTATAATTCAATTTCTTGAATTTGTTCGTGACATATTTACAAAATTCTGAACGAACTATATCTTCTTCTCCTAATTCTACACAATATATTCCCATGTTCTTCGATTCTTCATCGTTGAACATATCATAAACATCTTGGAATCCTGATTTTCCATATGGTAAATCTATCTGTTCTGTATCACCACACAACATGACTTTAGAGAACTCTCCCATTCTACTAAGTAGTGTTTGGATTTCTTTACGTGTGCTATTTTGAAGCTCGTCAGCACATATAAATTTAACAGCGAAATGTAATCCCCTCAAATAATTTATAGGGCATGTTACAATCCTATCATCCTTCTCTAATTTATCTACTTCATTCTTCTTCAAGAGTTCAGTGAGTTTATCTTTGAATGGTGTAACATAACAAGACATTTTTTCATCGACTGAACCGGGTAAATATCCTAATTTAGCATCAGAACTTTCAACAGCAGAACGGACTAATATCATATCAGACACTTTTTTGTCGTTTAATAGATGTAACCCTAAATATATTCCCAATAATGTTTTAGAAGTTCCTGCTGGCCCCTTCAAAATAAGCATTTTAGTATTCTTATCTAAGAAGAGTTTTATTATTTCTTTTTGTTTTTCAGTCCAAGGTAATTCTCTGATATTTAAAGAGAAATCTATTTTATCTCTTTGATAGACATATGGAGACTGTTTCTGGTTAACTACACCATCGTTTGATAGCGTTTCCGATACTTTGTCCTTGCGGACGAGTTTTTTTGCCATACGTTATTATTTATCAATAATTTATAACTTAACAACAAAAAATACACATCATACCATAAATAAACTAATATGAGCCTTAGAAATAACGAAAACGAATCAATAGTTGAAACTATTATAGATAACATTATAGATGAATTTCAAACACATTTTTCATCTGAAGTAGATTTAGAATATGCTTTAGAATATTTAAAATCGAAAATTTCCGATTTAGAAATAGAGGATTTTTAAGTTTGTAATCCTGTTTGGAAATTCTGAGCTAATTCTCCAGCTTTAGCGGTAGGAATTGCAGTTTGAGGGTTTGCAGGGTTTGCAGGGTTGTTATCAGCAGAGTTGAAACTTGGAAGTGCTGTGTCGTTTTCTTCACTAGTATCTTCTGGCCCCTTAGCACTATTTTTAATAGTGTTCAATTTTTCCACAACGTCTTTAATTTGAGTTTCTAAATGATCGTCAGGTATATCAATTACTGAATCATCTTCCTTATTCAAATCCTTTAACGTTATTTTATAATCGTTATCTATTCGACTTTTGGTAACACTTATTTGAACCGCTATTCCCAATTTATCCACAGTCCATAAAAACGCTTTAATTTTATTAGATATAGTAGAAGGGATATCTACTTCTTTTATTTGACCCTTGAAATGTTCTTCAAGTTCTTCTTTCAGTTTATCAGAAACGTCTTGTGATGTGTTATCGTTATAATCATTTGCTGATGGAATAACACTACTATTGTTCTCTCCCAATAAGGTTTCCATATAAGTGTTATAATATAAATCGAAATTTTTCATCGTATTAACTATTTATCTATTTATGTCATAAAACCACCTAAAAAACAATATTTTGGTTAAATAATTTAAACATGAGCAGTAGATTTCATAACAAATTTCATCGCCACAATCATCATACTACGCCTTCAATCGATCCTAGATATCCTGATAGTGCTCTTGATCCGATTGCATCTCCTGATTCCCCTTTCCAAGGAGATTTCATATTAAACGGTGATTTAAGTGCTTCAGGATCGGTAATAGGAAGAGATGGAGTATTTGAAAATTTATTAGTCACTGGAAATTTAAGCACATTAGGTGATCTCACTTTTTTAGACACGATTGTTAACATCACAAGTGCATTAAGTGCTGATACAGGAACTTTCATACAATGGGCTAGATCACCTTACTTCTATGGAGGAGTAAACAGTTCAATAACAGAATCAGAATATTCCACTGTATTAGCAGGACAAAACAACACAGTAGATGGATGTCATTCGACTGTTTTAGGTGGTTGTAACAATATAATATCATGCGACTATTCTAATATTGGTGGTGGTGCTTGTAATGTATCTTCTAATATATATTCTACTATTGGTGGTGGATTAAGTAGCACAGCAAGTGGGGAATACTCAACTGTTGGTGGTGGCAATTCTAACGTTGCCAGTTGTGGTGATTCTACCGTCAGCGGAGGTTATCATAATACAGCCAGCAGATGTGCAACAACTGTAGGTGGAGGTCATTGTAATACTGCTTGTAGATGTGGTGCCACTGTTGGAGGAGGATATTTCAACTTGGCTGGAAGTTGTGGTTCTACTATAAGCGGAGGATATTGCAATAATGCTGATGGATGTTATTCAACAATTGGTGGTGGACATACTAATTCTACAAATCTCAGCGGTTCAACAGTGAGTGGAGGTTATTACAATACTGCTTCAGGTAAATGCTCAACAGTAAGTGGTGGTTCTCGTAATACTTCAAGCTCTTACAGTTCTACAGTTGGTGGTGGTGATTGTAATAGAGCAGTTGGATGTTATTCTACTATAGGTGGAGGTTTAAGTAGTTATGCTGATGGATGTAATTCCACTATCAGTGGAGGATATAGAAACTGTATCGTATGTAAAGGTTCCAGTATCGGAGGGGGAAATTTAAATTGTATAGATAATTGTCATTCTACCATAGGTGGTGGATGTAACAATTATATAAATGATTGTTTTGCTACTATAAGTGGAGGGTTGAGTAGTGTTGCTACAGGTTTGTATTCGACTGTTGGTGGTGGAAATTCAAATTCGGCTACAAGTAGAGGTGCAACTGTTGGCGGTGGAACGTTTAATATAGCTTCAGGGTGTGGCACTACTGTTGGTGGTGGATGTAACAACTCAGCATCTAAGTGTCATGCAACTGTTGGTGGTGGTTGTAATAACATTGCTAGCGAGTGTGGAGCAACGATAGGAGGTGGATGTTGTAACTTGGCCAGTGAGTGTGCAGCTACTATAAGTGGTGGTATATTTAACACAGCTTCTTCTAGATGCTCTACAATAGGAGGAGGGTTTGGAAATACTGCAAGCAGTTGTTTCGGTTCTATCGGTGGAGGGTATTGTAATAAAGTATACTGTAATAGTTCGACTGTTGGTGGTGGTTGCGGAAATATAGCATGTAATGATTTTTCCACTGTTGGTGGTGGCGCAAATAATAATAATAACGGAACATATTCTACAATAGGAGGAGGTTGTTGCAACACGGCATCAGCGAACCATTCCACTGTTGGTGGTGGATGTCGTAACGAGGCATCAGCGAACAATTCCACTATTAGTGGAGGTTGTTATAATTGTGCTCTTGCTTGTAGTGATACTATAGGTGGTGGAATAGGTAATCGTTCATGTGGTTTTTCTGGAACTATAAGTGGAGGTTATTATAATTGTATATGTGCAGGTGGAACTTGTGGAACTATAAGTGGAGGTGCTTACAATAGGGTGTCAGGCTCTAAGGCAACTGTTGGTGGCGGCGAATGTAACTGTTCTGCTTGTAACCATTCCACTGTTGGTGGTGGATGTAGTAACGAGGCATCACAATGTAATACAACTGTTGGTGGTGGATGTAGTAACGAGGCATCAGGTCATAACGCAACTGTTAGTGGTGGTTATTGCAACAAAGCGACTGCTCAAAATACAACTATAGGTGGTGGAGAATTAAACTATATAGATGGAAATTGGGGAACTATAGGTGGTGGATGTAATAATACGTCATCCGGCCTTTTTTCGACTATAGGTGGTGGACGTTGTAATACTACTGCTTATGATAATTCAACTGTTAGTGGTGGTTATTGCAACAGAGCAACAGATTATAGTGCAACTGTTGGTGGTGGATATTGTAATACAGTAAGTGGTCTAGGCTCAACTATTAGTGGAGGTTGTAACAATAACATAACCACATGCACAGACGACTCTACAATAAGTGGTGGATGTTATAATTGTATTTCTGTAGGTTCATCAACTATTAGTGGAGGGAATTTTAACTCATCATCCGGATGTTATGGTAGTATTGGTGGTGGTTGGTGTAATAATGTCACTAATAATGGTTCCACTATAGGAGGAGGTTGCGGTAATTGTAATAGCGGCATATGTTCTACTATAGGTGGTGGTTATTGCAATTTGATAAGTGGGTGTAATGCTACAATTGGTGGTGGTTATTGCAATTATGCTTCTAGCTGTAATTCAACAGTTAGTGGAGGATATTGTAACACCTCTAGTGGATATAATTCTACTGTTGGTGGTGGTGGTTTCAATATTGCAGGAGGTCGTGCATTTATAGGTGGAGGTTGCTGTAATAGTGCAAGTGGATATCGTTCTGCGATTTTAGGAGGACATTTCAACTGCACTTGCAGCCACAGCGATTCTTTCATTATCGGTTCTAATATATGTGCTGGCGCAGCATGTTACACGTTCGTAAATAATTTAAGTTCTCAAGATGTAATATCTGCAAAAAGATATGAAACACCACCATTCGTTTACGGAAACGCTAGTGGAACTATAACCCCAAGTTATGTGGATGGAGGCATACAAAAAATGACTGTGACAGCAAATCTTACAGTGAATCCCCCTTCATCACCTGTCGAAAGCGGTAAAATAGAATTTTGGTTAACTGCATCTTCAACATACACGATAGATTTACCTGCGACTATTAAAAGACCTTCAGATTCAGCTATAACATTCCCAAAATCTTTATCTGCTGCGAAAATGTATATCATGGGAATGAAATACGATGGTTCTAGCTGGTTGTTGACGACTTTTATAGGTGGTTATTAATAAGATATTGATTTATTGTTGAAATGTGGTAATATGTAAAAATGTCACAGGATAATAAACCAGCAGAAAGAGGTGTTTACGCATTCCAAAAAGTAAAAATTGGGGAGTTTTTACTTTTTTTAGATGAAGACGAATTACAATACAATTTTATGCAATTACCAGATAGATATGAATATGCTTTAACTAAAAACGATTTCATAAAGGCCATAAAAGAAAAAATATTAGAATTTGTAGAGGTTTTACCAATGGATGTATATGAAGTTAGTGCAGCAAACATACTAAAAAAGTCTTGACGTTATATCGAAAACCTGTCATATTGTTTACCTTATGAGAAAAACTACATCGGAAAACGAAAACAAAACTACTAACATTGACATGAATAAAATATCGAATTATTCTTTATGTAGGTGGTTAGCACTTCAAGAGGCAATGGAATTAATAGGGGATAAATGCGAGGAAAAACACTCAAATTTTGATAACGTAGAATTAAAACCTTTAGATATATTAAAATATATTGATAATACTGCTGACGTAATATATCAAAAAAACTTCCCCTTAGTTAAAGTTGAAATATATGAACCTGATTACGAGCTAGATGATATATTCAGTTGAAATATCCCCAAAACTGTATATATATAATATACAACCATGATTAAAAAATTTCTATCTAGACCTGAAGTAATCGTATTATCTTTATCTTTGGGTATAACTACTTTAATATCATTTTTAATATCATTAGGATTTTACATATACAGTAAAAATTTCTGGTCGCCGTTTTTTATAACTTTGGGGGTTCAACTTCTTTTCTTTATAATTTACAATACTATCTTACAGAAAAAAGACGTTAATAGATTGCAGGAAATGGAACTCATGGCATTAGAAGGTCTTTCCAAGTTCACAATAGGAGTTCAATGTGCATATTGCAAACAGCAAAACAACGTCCCAATAACTTTGAACAAAGAAAACAGGTTTTCTTGCACTAGTTGTAATCAAGTCAATGGTATTAAAATGCAATTTTTCACTACCCAATTAACTACACCTATTACATCAAACCCCATAGACAAAATGATAGAAGCGACTTCTAAAACTTCAGACGTTCAAAATCTTTAATAAAAGCCTCGGCTATATTAGAAATAGCTTTCATCTTAAAAAGCATTTTATTCGCTACACGATTCTTCTTTTTATCTTTTGTTATAACAGCGTTTTTAACAGCCAACTTCATTTTTTCTTTAATGCCTATTAATTGAAAAACGAATTCTGATAAATCTTCCCCTAAAGTTTCTAATGGATATGGAGCCTTTTTAGGGCTTTTCTCTGTTAAATCATCTAACATTTTAATCTCTGGTGTTTCCATATCAGTATTTAACGAATATCAGTGGAATTATACCTAAAACACACATAAATAATAAAAATGAGAAGGTCTAAAGAAATAAAACCGATCAAAATGTCCAAAGAGGAAGTCAATAAATTCTTTAAAAACATCTGTAAAGAACTGGAGGACAATATCGAATACATCATTTTCAGAAAACTCAAAAAAAATAGTGGGTATTTCGTAGAAGTAGGCGAAAAAAAATTCAATTATATTGAATTAGACCCTAGAGATGAAATTTTACCTGTATTAGTGCATGAATTAACACATTGTTTACATCCTGAAATGGATGAAATAGAAGTATTAACAATGGAACGCTCAGTTATAAACAGGATATCAATACGTCAATATAGGAAATTGTTACAGATAGCATTACCTAAAATGAAAAACAAAAAACCAGTAGCATGAAATTCGAAATTTTAGATATAAAAAACAAAGATAATATAACATGCTCTTTATCAGTCTCTTACGATAAAGAATTTGAAAATGTGGTGAAAAAATACTATAACAAAAAAGAAATAACCGAAAAAGACGTTCAGAAATTTGTCTACGATGCTATAAATTCACTTCAGAGTGGAAAGTAAAGACATTAAGGTTTGCTCAGTGACAAATGATCTTTTCCAATCGTTTATATTTCTGGAAAAGTAATATATTCCATTCTTTTCACAAAATTCTTCAAACGTTTTCATATCAGGTTTAACGTTTAATGTTTGTTCGCCATATTGCTGCAAATAACAATCAACCTCTCCAACCTCCTTATTATATGAATCGCTTAAATCCATTATTTGTATATTTTTATTGAATCGTTCCCAACATTCAGGTTCTAACTTCTCTTTAATGCCCTCTAATCCCTGAACTGCGAGCTTTTTACTCTTGACTTTACCATATCCTTCAATGCCCACAACATTATCAGATATATCTCCCAATAAAGCCTTGTAATATAAGAAATCTTTCATAGGAACGCCTACTTCTGATTCGAAATTTATAGGAGTTATGGTAATTTTCTTAATTGGGTTGTAGTATGACGTTTGACTGTTGACTAATTGTAACAAATCTTTATCAACTGTAACTATTATGTTCTCCCCCTCCATGTTTTTCATTGCAAGCCAACTCATAACATCATCTGCTTCTAAAACATTAGGATACATTTGATAAACTCCTAACAGGCTTATCCATTTTTCTAAGCGGTCATGGTATTCATGAACTTTAGTGGAAATTGTGACATCTCGTTGTTGTTTATATGTGTTTTCAGCCAATAGTTTTCTAAAATTTGTGGAGTTTTTAGTTAGTCTCTTATCCCAAGTAACCCAAGTTTCATCGGGATTAAATATATCCACAACAGACTTCAACGATTTGAGAAAAATGTAAATAGTTCCCACATCATATTTGTCTTCAAAATTGGATTTTCCGTTTTCTGCTATCCAATACGATCTAAAAAGCATATTCGATCCGTCTATTATTAATCTTCTATTCATGTTATGATGATACACTAAGCCTAAAATAAATCAAACATTATTTGATTTTAGCTTACAGGATGGTTAAATTATTATATTATGGAACCAAAAGTATTTAAAGTGCGTGCAGAACAAGTTGGCAGTGAAGACGTTTCAATGTTTTTAAGAACTGCTATTTCAAGAGAATTTAAAGGTGAATATTTCATCTCAAATGAAACTACAATGGACAGGATAGACCCTGCAACAAGAGAAATGCAAAAAATTAGAGCATTTCTAATAGAAGCTAACGGTAAATCCCAAACTATATATTTTGATATTACTGATTTAAGTGCTGCTAAGAAATCTAACAATTCTTGGGGGCTTTAATAGTTCCCATAAGGATTTGAAAGAGTGTTCTGTGAGTAATCGAACTGTTTAGCACCTTCAGTATCAGCATTATCTTCGGTAGACACTAAAAGTTCTGCTGGATTTGCACCACCACTCAATCTTCCAAATTGTGTAGTATCGTTTATCTGTGTATTTAAAGGTTCTGCGTGTATTCCTGCTTCCATACTGTATTCGAATCTCTTACATTTGATATACCAAACATAATGTCCCATAAGAGCATTAGTTGTGGGTAGATATTCATCATCTCTTTCAGTGATTTCGAAAATTGCTGCTCCTCTTCCATTTGGTCTATCTCCAAATCCTCCATATTCTTGCATTTCTATAAGATCGCCAGATTTCGGCTCTTTACCATTACCAAAAGTCTCATAAAAACTGGAAATATGTATCATTGCTGTCATATCACAATCTGCCATAACACCAAATTTAGATAATAGTATAGAATCGTTTGTTATACTTGTGACCATAATAACTTCACCAGAATTTTCAAATGCTGCTGTTGGGTCTTCTCCGTAAAGATAATCATGAGAAGTTAAAGTATATCCATGAGTGTAATAATTGACTTTGACTCCATAGTGTTCTATTTGTTCTTTCCACCAAAGACTATAATTATTCCTCTCGTTATCGGTTATACTTTTATTTAAATATCTAACAGAGTTCATTTAATATTATTTATCAATAAAACAGAAAACCTCTCGATGTTTCACGAGAGGTTTTCAGTTTAAACTTTATTTCGTCTCTTACTTGAAAAGATTGTCGCCTTTTTTAATATTAGACACTGCATTTGAACCTTTTGGGTTTTGGAGAGCTTTCAAACTTGGATTGAAAGCTTTAGGTTTTCCGTCTTGTTCTGGAATCTTGCCTTCAGATGCTTTTCCACCTTTAGCTTTGCCCAAAGCACCTTTAACAACTTTGCTCGTTTTTTTGGTTAAAAATTCTCCTAATTTGTCACTTAATTGTGTAAGCTGTCCTTTCAAATCTAAGGACTCTTCATAAGGGTTTTCTTCCTCTGTTGTTTCCTCTGTTGTTTCAATCGAACCTTCTGGAGATTCTTCAGAACCTTCTAATTCTCCCTCTTCAGAACCTTCCTCTTCAGAACCTTCCTCTTCCGAAGAAAGATTTGATATGATATCCTGAAGTTTATTAACCAAATCCTGTAATTGAACGGTCAAATCACCTTCACCTTCACCTTCACCTTCACCTTCAGTTTCAGTTTCAGTTTCAGTTTCTGAACTATCACCGAATTCGTTTTCCAATTCGTTCTGCTCTTCTTCATCATCAGAAACTTCAGGAGTTGAAACTTCAGGAGAAATATCAAATTCTTCGTTTAATACACTCTTAAAAATTCTGTCAAATGCGTTAGGCATTGTTGACTCTTTAACTTTAGCTGGTTTGCCTTTAACCTCAGAAAATTCCTTTTTCTCCTCTGGTTTTTAACGTTTTTCTTAACCTTTTCGGTTGCTCCCTGTGTGGGTTTAGCTTTTTTAGCACCATCCAATTCGCCAGTTTGATCTACTACCTTGTTGGATTTTGCTTTACCTTTAGCTTCAGTTACTAAAACTCTGCTAGAATAAATGTCTGATAATTCGTTTTGATTTTTCATGGTATATATTATTATTTATCTCAAATTGTTAAATTTTTCTTAGTAATGACCAACAATTCTAAGGTTATAAGTGGATTGAGAAGAATTGTTATTACTCCAAGTGTATCCATAAGATGATTTATATGGAATAGCAGTATATAAATAAGTTAATCCTGACACAGCTATCGGCCTTGTATAAATACTAACACCATCAATTTTAAAATAGTTTAACTCCCCCCAATTTTGCACAGGTATATCGCCCCTAAACAGTATAAATTTAGATGTATTGGGAATACTATGAGTTAAAACCCCACTACCAGACCTATTACTGCCACCTGTCACAACAGTTAACGCAACTGTTGGGGGATTCACTACTGATACTGCTATACTTAAAGCATTATGCATTAAATTTAATATGTTTACAGTGCTATTATTAAAAGCCTTGCTATATATTATCAAGTCTGCTATTAAAGAATTTTGGATACTGCTTAAACTGCATGTAGATGTATCCAAATTCGAGAAGTTTGTATTGATGATAGATAAACTATCCCCAATACATAAATTTTCGTCTATTTGTGTAGTAGTGTTGCAATTGCTCATATTAAATATAGCCCATTAAATAAATTTTATACGTTTGGTTTAAACAAGAAGTGTTATAATACCAGACATATTTATAACTTTCGCTATTATTTATAGCAAATAACACATCAGAAACATTTATTCCGTTTATGGTAAACAAAATAGTTCCGTCACATCCTACTGGATACCCCGATAACATAATAACAGATGCAGATGTTGGTATATTTAGGGCAGATAAGGTTATAGTTCCTACAGTAGTTCCAGTTCCACCAGAAAGTGCTACGTTCCCTGCTGATATTGTAGATACTAATACGTTTAGATTAGAATATAATTGGTTTGTATTCCCGCTACTGGCATACGAAAACAAATTATATAACGCATTATGCATGTTATCCACACTTTGTATGAAAGATGTTTTCATGTCTTCGAGTATATCCATCGAATTTGAAATTTTACACACGCCAATATCTAATGCTGTAGTATTAGCATTAATTGTTGTTAAAGAATCTCCAATATATTCTTTAGCTTCTATTAAAGATGTAAAATTGCATTCGCTCATATCCAATTATGCTATTTTAATTATGTAATATAGAGCATGATATGGTGGCAGGGTTTTGACTGCCACGGTATTACCATTAGCATCTCCTCCCCTGTATGCTGTTTCCTCCTCTTTTGTTCCGTTATCGTCATTTTTGTAACCACCTTCTCCTCCTATTCCATCACTTATAGTTTGAGTGTTACCTTTAAATTTGTGGTTGTGTGATGGAATATTTGAAAGCACCAATTTAACCGCACTTAACCCACCTCTTTCGTTTAAAGTATATCCTCCTCCTGCACCAGCTACAAATCTATTTCTAAGGTCTGGTGACACTATATCATTATATGTATTTCCATTACATAGTCCATATAAATAAACATCTGTTTCTATTTTACCCCTACCGTTTTCGTCGAAGTCTGAAGAGTTACCCTGATACATTATAACGCCGCCAATTGGAATATTCGAGGTAGCCGTTTGCAAGGCGCAAACTGCTGTTTCCAACTCGGTAAAGTTAGTATTTATTTTAACTAAAGAATTCCCCACACATTCTTTAGAATCTATTGTTTGTATTATTGAACATGACATATTATTATTTATAACTCTTTACAGTTCGGATCGAAAAATGGTAATAACGTGTTGAAATTATCCCATAAATATCCAATTACTCTATTTATCACCGAATCTGTGACTATTTCGTTTATTCCTATGAATATTTTATTTTTAGCGTGTATGTAAGTCGATCTTCCTTTACATGTAGTATCATTAAACAGTAAAGCGTTCCTAAATATTTCTATGTTATCCCACATTCTCTGTAGGCTTCGATTATAAACCCAATTTTGGACATATTCTTCTTTATCTATTAAAACGTCATTCAAATCCCAATAATAATCAGGGAAATCGGATATAAGTCTTTTCCTGTTCAATAAATCCACTATTTTTATTATCTTCTCTTTACTAGATATTAAAATGTTTCTAAATTCGTCTTGTGTGACAGATTTAACATCTTCAATACAAGATATTGTTCCGTCTAAAATATATGCTGCAAATACACCATTTTTAAAAATTTTAAAACGTTATTACCTACTATTAGATATATAGAAAGTTTATTATAACTAGAACTTAGTCTAGTAGGTGTTCCAGTAGAGTATTTTGAAAAATTATAGCTTGATATATAAACACCTTTAGATGTATAAATGCGAATTTCTTTGGAATTTAATACATGAATATTATTATCATCATCCACAGTTAAACTAATAGGAGGATTTTCCGAAAATTCTGAATTTGATATAGTCCTTAACCAAACACCACGATTAGTAAAAATTTTAATACATCTATTTCCTGTATCTGCAACCAAAATATTATCGTTCGAATCTATTGCCATGTCAGACGGTGAACGGAATCTGCTATTAGCGTTCAATCCACCTATTCCACCCCACACAATATTAGTTATCCAATGATCAGATGATGTATTAGATGGGGTGTAATCTAAACTTATTATCTTGCATAGCGTGTTATCCAAAACGAATAATGTGCCTTTACTGTCTAATGCAATAGATTGAATGTTTTTAAACTTGCTGAATCTTTTATCGTAATAACTTTTAACATTTACTTCTGTGGCTGCAAAGTCCGACGATAACACTCTAATCTGTGTTTTAGTCGCAGAATATATAATATTTTCTTTGCTTGCCAAATCTACTGGATAGCAGCTAGAGTTGATCCCACTATTACAATCCACGTTTTTATAAAGCTCGTTAATGAAGCCATCTTGTGGTTCATTCAAATTCCATTGTCCTTCTACATTGCAAGCTTGACTTACTATCACTTCCCCGTCGCTAGACTCGCAATGTCCATCGTTTTCCCACTTCTTTCTTAAAACTCCTCCAGTCTTCATGTTTTTCCAAGTTGCGCCAGCTACAGTAGATGATTTCAATGCTGACCACTTCCAATTTAAACAATGTAAACCTAAACAGTTTTGATTCCTGTTTATATTATCACAATTAAAATTTTCATATGGAGCACATGAAAATAAATATCCTTCCACTAAATCACCCTCAGAACAGGTGAAAGCATCCCATGACGTTTTATCCCCATTTTCACACGTTAGATCGTCCCATGTTTTATACACACATAAGTTAATAGGTGCAATTATAGCATCCGAGATTGAATAAGACTGTCCATACCATCCAAAAAATTCGTCATAGTCAGTATCTAATATTAGTGACCTAGTATATAGATATTTTAAATTGTCGAACATTTTCTCTATTACTGAATTTATATTATCTTCAACAACCCATTCATTAGGAGATATATATGGAGGATCGGAAAACGGAACACTCAATGGTTCTCTAGCAGACCTTAGTTCTCCAACCACAACATCTGTAACATCATATTTGTCCACAACTTTTATTATGTTAGAGTAATAAAAAACCACCGTTTTATTATCATTATTAATAACAGAAATTTTTAAGCTTTTGTCTCCTGTCGAATTGTAAGCAGTCTTATAAATATTCGAAGTTGGTATAGTGACATCATTGACACTAATACTTTTGACTTCGGATAAATCTAAACCAACAAACTCAAAAGTGACATAGGAATTTAATAACACGTATCTGTTAGGAGTATACAAAGTTAAATATGGGTAAGTCAAAACATCAAAAGTTCCCGAATTTGTTATTGTCACATCACGAGGAACCCAATCTCCTCCGGGTGTTGGTATGCTACAATTAACTTTAGCGACAACTTCTACTGTAATATTGGTATCATTATAGAAATCACATGTATATAATGTAGTCCCAATTCCTTCATATTTTAAAGTATATGGGAATGTTTGATTGTTATCATCATCATATATTGTCAATGAA